ACCACAACCGCAGGAACATGTCTCATCTTTCTTAGCCGGTGCAGTCACACTTATCGAAAGCCGGTTAGTCACACTTATCGAAAGCCGGTTAGTCACGTTTTTCTCTCCTGGACGAGTCACAGAGATTGCAGCCTGGTCTGTCACACCATAAATATCTCTGTCTATCAGTTCCGCCAGTACTCGGCCAAGTGCCAAGGGCACACCATTTCCCACCGCTTTCTTTTTTCCCTCGACAGTGAATGAGGGTAAGTCAAAATCTTGGGGCAAGCCTTGAAGGTGTTTTAACTGAGCAAACGAGCGGTCATCCGATGCGGTTGCGGCGCCGTTGGAGACTTCATCCGTGGTATGTATCGGCGGACTGAGTTTTCTTCCGTCCTGAGTGCCAAACTGAAAGTGGCGCAGACGACTACAGTCTGTATACCAAGCAAGATTGAGGGGAAAGCGTTGCCAGCCATAACCATCAATCGTTAAATCCGGCACACGCGCCACATTCTCAAGCAACCACCAAGACGGCTGCGCCTCCATGACAATGCGCCTGTATTGCTCAAGCATGTCCAACCCATAGCCTGTCGGCTCATTGCGGTTTAAAGAAGAGAACTCCTGACACGGTGAGCCGCCAATGACTCCCGCAAACACACCACTAGGTACATGAAAGTGTCGGATGTCCTGACCAAGAATTAAATCGGGGCCACGAACAACGCAGAATCCACGCTCTTCAAATGGCTTGGAAAAGAGGTCGATGCCCGGGAATAGTGAAAGGATCAATCTGTCTTTAGTCACTCGTTTTCCTCCTGGTTTGGTCACAGTTATGCTCGCCTGGTCAGTCACGGTTTTGCGCTTCCGAACAGTCACATTATAAGGTTTGAGGCGTGACTCGTCGACCGCGAATCGCTGTGACAAAGAAAAACGGTATGTCATTTTTTAACATACCGCAGAGTGTTGAGGGTTCAAAGAATGGTGGTTTTCAGTATGACTTTAAGCTCTTTTTGCACGTTATTGGTGGACTCGGAACTGAACAGAGAACCAATTAACGGAACGTCTTTCAAGACGGGAACGCCTGATTCCGTTTTGCGATTTTCCGTTGAAATCAGGCCACCGAGAACTATCGTCTGGCCGTCCCGAATCACAACGGTAGTGGTCAGGGTTCGCTTGTTGGTGATAATGTCAGCGGCGACCGTAGAGTCAGTAACAGAGCTGGATTCCTGATTGATGACCAAAATGACATCACCGCCGAGCACATGCGGTGTTACTTCCAAACTCACGCCGACGTCCTTTCGCTCAATACGCTGAACGGAGTTGCCGCCATTGGTCACTTCGCTGGCCACAAGGAAAGGCACGTTCTGACCCACGGTAATGTAACCGCGCTCCCTATCCATAATAAGGAGGTTAGGCTTAGACAGTAGTTTGGTGTCTTTGCTGGTTGATACCGCCTTGACCAAAGCACCAAAATCGCCGCTTTCGAAAATAAACAGGTTGTCTTTGAGTTTGCTAGCAGATACCAGATTGGTGACAAAGCCAGCCTTATCAAAGGCCGCTTGCAGATTCACGCCGATTTCATCGCTGCCGCCTAATTCCGTTTCAGAAATCACCGCCTCAATGAAGACTTGACGCTGGCGAACGTCGATACCGTTGATGATGACCTCGATTTGAGCCAGTTGGTCAGGTGTGCCGCTGACGATGATCGCATTGGTTGAGGGCAGCACTTGCACCATGTAGTTGTCGAGTGGCTTGTCCTTAATCATCTGCGTATTGGTCGCACGCAGGGCCGAGGAAATAAGGTCGACGACTTTCGTGTTTTGCACGTAATTGAAACGATACAGGCGCACCACAGATGGTGTAATCGGATGAACGTCGGCAGGGTTCACTTTAATGACATACGCGCCGCCGTCCTTTTCGATGACATAACCATGAGAACGCAGCACCGAGTCAAAAAAGTCCGGATACTCAACCGGCAGCAAATTGGGTGCAGTGAAACTGACATTTCCGGTCACGCCTTGTCCGAGCAAGATTTTAAGGCCCGTTTGTCTGGAGTACCACGACACAAATTCCGCAATTGGTGTATTGGTCGATTCAAAAACAGGGAGGTCATCCGCGAATGCCGGTGCGTTTATCGCTGGCAGGGTAAGCGCCGCAACGAACGCCAGTTTAGCAATTAACTTTTTCACGTTGTTCTCCTGATTGAATGATCACTTCACAACGACCCGTAGAGGATAAGTCGAAGCCCATAGAGCGCAGTTCATAAGCTGATAAACGATGACCGGATTTATCCAGCTCGAAGTTAATCGGGCTATTTGGTAAAGCGCTGTATGAAACAATCCGATACCCATCAAGCAACTGTTTGAGCGTTTTAGACGGCTTATCGGACGTTGATTCAATTTGTGTAATGTGAACGGGTTCGGGTGCAGAAAAATGCCAGATAGCCGCACCGAGTAGAACGCCGACGGAAAAGAGCGCAATACGAGAATATTTGCGCAGGTAAATTCGAGTGATTCGCATAACATTCCTTGGTGTCAACGGAACGGTGTAACGGCCATGGGTGTACCAAGGCGGCAACACGCTGTAGAGGCCGTGCGGGTAGTTGTTCATGAACATCTGTTTAGTGTCATAGCAACTGTAGAGGTCAGTGCCCCAAAGCATCCATTTATCAACGGTTAACGAGTTAACGTTATCGCCGTATTTGACAATGCCAACATGTAGCTTCGGCATAGGCAAACGCAATTGCCCAAGGGTTAACAGCCAGACGATGGTAGACAAAAACGGGACTTGCATTCGGTCAAGACGGCGACAAAACACGGTGTGTTCGGCCAGAGCAAGACGGGCTTGCTTGTCCACAATTGATATGTCCTGAACAATGAATATGACATCCCAGCCGAGCTTTCGAATGTGCAGCAAATGGTCAATGAGCAGTTGACGGCCTTTGTCATTCCAAGTCCGCGAGTTGAACCACGTCCCGCATTCGTCCAGCACAATGAGACCGTCTTTTGTGACGTCATAACTTTTATTGCCATAGCCAAGCGCCGTCAAATCCTCAACCGAAGGCTTATCGGGCAGGCGATAGAGGCGAGTATTGCGTTTATCACGCCCCAGCATTTCTTTCAGGTTGATGTTGAGATTGGTCGCCACCGGAACGCCACGGTGAAACGCATCCCGAATGCGGCCAACCGCTGTCAGCGATTTACCGGAGCCGAGCTTACCCGTAACGAAATACACCGAAGCCATTACGAGTTACCCATTTTTGTGATCACGTAGAACTGCCATGACCACAGCCAACGCACCAAACGGGCCGAGAATATTGCCGCCACACAAGGAACCGCATTAGACGGAACAAACATCCCCCACGCTTGTGAGATGAAAGGTGGAACGACATAAGACAAACCCGAACCAATCGCATAGACTGCAGCAATCGCCGCCAGCGTGAGACCGACCACCATTGAAATAACCGTGAGGTTAATCGCGACACTGCGCGCAAACTTTAAATTGACGAAGAACGACAGAACATTCGTCGCAAGGGTCGCCAGAAACGCCGCCAAAGCAGGAATTTTAAGCGCGTTGCTGACACCATTTAACACAGGTAACAAAAAGACAGGCATGACATTATCTCCGCGACATATAAGGAACCGTGCCAGCTACTGGCGTAAACCCGGTAAACAAAATCTCAACGAGTGAATAGAGCGTGTAGACATAGAACATGAACGCCAGAATGGCTTTGATTCGTTCGCTGAACTCGCAGCCGAGTGAGAAAGTGCCGAGAGGGGTTTGTAAAGGCATATCGACACAAGCGTTACTATTTGGAAGAACACCAATCAAATCGTCAGTGAGGGACTGAATCAAATCATGGCCTTCGGTCATCTTAGGGTTATCAACCAACTGCTGCATGGTGTTTTTGAGATTCGACTCACCAGCCGAAACTTGCGCGTCCATCTCTTCTTTCATCTGGTTGAACATGTCAGCGACTTCGGGCTGAGTCAGGCCGTGATTACCTTCGCAGGAACGTGAGTCGGTGTTAGGGTTACAAATGGTACTCGCAGCACCGGACACCGCTTCAAGAAGACCGTCAAGTTTGTCACCAAGGCCGCTGATAGAGCCGTCGAGTTGTTCCGTTCCGGCCTCAACCGCACCTTTGACCGAATCCGCGCCCTCCTTTGTTGCCGCGACAATACCGTCCTCAGCATCTTTCACAGCATTTTTGATTTGATTGGCCGAAGAATTGATATTGCTGACAATCCCCGTGGTGCTGTTTTGAATGAGCGCCTTGGTGTTTTCGTAGATTTGTTTATCCTGGCGCATCTGCTCGACAATCGTCTGGCCAAGTTGGGTGTTGGTTTGCTTGAGTTCGGCCAATTGCTGATTGACGGTGTTGAAGCCTTCAACGTTCTTATTGGTTTGGGTGGTCATGGCTTGCGTCAGGTTGCTGTTGAGGTTGCGCACTGCAGCGATGACGCCTTGGTCAGAGCCTTCCGGTGCAGGGGAGTCATCCACATTGGGCGAGGTGGCCGAATCAATCGGATTGGGGTTGCTGCCTGAGCCGCCTTCAAAGTCTGGCGTGTCGTCAATCGGGGTGGTCGGGTCAGTCACTTCAAACGGCTTGTCATAGCTGCCGCCCGAGCAGGAGAAATGACCATCCGAGTCATAATCGCACACCGCATCGTTATCGATGTCGGCGTCTAAATCCGGTTTGCCGTCGCCGTCATTATCTCTGTTGCAGAAGTAGCCGCCGTCTTCTAAGTACGGATGAGGTGTGCAACCATCAGGTAAAGGGTCTTTAGGTGAATCACCGTACCAAGGACTTTCATCATAATCGCCTTCTGAACCAACACAATCATTACCCGTATAATAATTGTTCTTGAGGAGATTGCCGTTATTCGCGGTATAGGTCTGAATCGCTTCGCACATGGTTGATGCGTCGCAATAATAACGCGTCGCGGTAATGGCTTTACCGTCGTTGGGTACAGTACCCACACCGGGAGCGTTTTTGGCTTTGCGGTCTTCACAAGAGGGTAAAGCACACTGGCCAGTTTTAGGATCATATGTCATCCCCTCGGGACAACTAACAAGCTTCACGCTTAAAATGTTTGTAATCGCAATGCCACTGGGCAAATAAATTGAAAAACCGTTTTCCGGACTTACCTTTTGAGTAATACCATTCACTTTTTCGCCGTAAAGAGTGACGTTATTACATCCGTTATAAGGGTCTTGAAATCGAGTGCCAACAGGCGCGCAGCCGCCGAAAACACCCTGATAATAACTAGAATTATACCCCGTTATTTCAAAAAGAAACTCCTCAGAAAAAGCCAAAGGGGTATATAGAAAAGCGAAAGTTAGAAAATATTTTAATTTTGAATTCATGACTGCGCCTAAACAAAAAAGGGGCAAAAGCCCCTTAGATACGAACACTGGATAGAGAGTGCTGGTAGTGAGAAGCGTCCAATTAGCTGGCTTTGTTCGCGCCTTTCTTGACCAGTTTGATACCGACAAAACCAACCATAATGGCCGTACCAACACCCCACGCCCACGCGATAACGCTATCGGCCAGACCTGAAACGGTATCCAGTGCAGCTTGTGCTTCAGGTGGAATTGCTGCTGAAGCTGTGCCTGCTGCTGCCATTAGTGCAAGTGCTGCCAGAGTTTTAGATTTGTTGTTTTTGAACATAGTATTCACCTTATTACCTAGTTGTTTGACGCGATAGATTCGACGCCTTTTTTGAAAGTGAGCCACTTAAATCCCATTGAAAAGCCGAGGATAAAAGCGCCCATTACAGCGGAGGCGACAAAAGTTAAATCTTCCATTAACGTTGTGCTCCTACTAACCAGCCGACGCCAAACGCGATAACAAGGAATGAAACAAAAACCAACATATACAAACTGTCGAGTTTCGCCATGAAATCGATAAATTGGTCGTCAGTCATAGTTCATCCGTTACTTAATTTGTTGTGGTGCATCAGGGAGTTTGAACAGGTTGATGTTCGTACCTGTCGTTAACTGACCGTCGCGCATGTAGCTGTAGTCTTTAGGCGACAACATGTAGTCGATTTGTTTGCCGACAAGGGATTCAAACAACTTGCCGTTGTTCGATTCTTTCCACAGGTCTTCGCCAACCTTGACGGTTACGACTTGCGTTGGTTTGGTGGTCAGAATGGACAACACGCCAGTAATGCGTACTTCACCCGTTTGCTGATTCACAAATGACTTTTGTTCAATGTCGTCTTTGTCCGAAATAATGCCTTGAGTAATCATGTGTTTTTGCCCTTGTTTTTGAGTGGTGATTTAGTGATTAAGATGATTGCGACAGTTAGTGACACAAGTCCAAGCGCCACCCGAATCGGTGTCGGGGTCGGGCTGCGCCCAACCCCAACCCCAATCGGGAGGCGGCGCGCCTTCGGCGTAAAAACCGTCATCAAACATCACGGTTGGCTCCATAGCGGCAATGTCCATATAGAAAGCCGCTTCCTGCGCTAAACGTTCGTATTCGTCCTGCATCATGGCGTGATATTCAAATTCATCTTCCAAAGTGTCGAAGATGATGGTCGCGCCTTTCATCATGGTACGAACACCACGGATGAAGTTTTTCTTGCTGGCGAACTTCCAGTCTTTGAAGCGAGTAGGGATGGTCTTACCGCGAAAAACGAGGCCGTGAATGGCCGCGCTCATTTCGTCGCCGTAACGGGTTTGTTTAAACAAGCCGTCAACGTTGATTTTCTTCACGTAGGCAGTAGTGAGAGTTTGCTCTTTGCGCTTCACAAACACGCCGCCCATCGCCATGACAAAGCGTTTAAAGTCACCGTCGTCCGCCGCGCGGCGCAACGTTTCCAAGACGAAATGTTCGTCTTGGGTAAATTGATTGCCAGCTATCACGGCGTCATCCTCTTTGAACTCTTCACGGAAACGGCGCATTTCACGCCATGCGGTGACCGACGGGCCACCGTAGAACTGAAACTGCCTTACACCGTTGATTCGGTTGAATGAGACGACCGATTGCGCGGTGTCTTTACCGGATTTGTCTGTATGGACGTCTTTGTCGATGTGCTGGCCGTCAATGTTTTTTGAAAGGTATTTAGCGACGTAACCAACCGCCGAACCTTTTGAGAAATCAATTTTCTCTGCCTTGAATCGGTATTTGGCTGCACCTGACTCAGTTGGACTATCACAGAGAGCGTGATTTCTAAGGATTCGTGACACATTGCTTGCGTCTTCTGGTCGCATGAAGAAGAGCGCATGATTGTGCGGTGTACCGTCAATATGTGGTTCAACAATGCGTAGTCCATAGATTTTGATGTCGGCTTTATCCAATTCCTTACGAAACGCATCCATAACCCCCATTAAGTGATGGTGAGCGGCGAGGGCATCAGGCTTTCCGGCTTTTTCCCACTTGGGATTAACTTTGTCGCCTTTGTAGACGTGGAAACGGGAAGGTGCCGTGATGGTATAGAACATGGCGACGTGACCATACTCTTTGCAAATGTCCTCAAACGCTTTAAGACGCACGAACATTTCCGCACGGCGAATGACCGGATTTGACGTCGATTTCGCCGCCAGCTCATTAAGGGTGAACCAGACTTCCGGATTGTCTTCCTGATAACACACGGTATTAATCAAAGCCTGTTCAGAGTCCAAACGACGGCCTTTCATGACATTGACGCTATGCGCGGAGCAATACGGATTCTCGCGTGAGTTCACGAGCAGCAAATCGCGGGCTACGGCTTCAACTTCGGCAAAGTAGGCGCGGCGCAACTGGCGGCGCAGCCATTTATCACAGCAAGCGCGATTGCACAGCGATTCGAGTTGCCCAGTTTTTCGCATCTGTTTTACCAGCGATTCACGAAACGACAGGCCAAGAGTTGACAGCAAACTTTCTGCCTTTGCAAAACGGGCCTCAATGTCAGGAATGACACAAAGCAGCTTTGCAAAAGCGTTTGCCTTGGCTTTCGCCAGTTCAATGATTTCTTCGTCAGTGCGTGAGTAACGGATGCCGTTTTTACGCAGACGTTCGTCAGCATCCTGAATCATTGACATGGCGGTGTGAAAGTCTTTGCGCTCTAAGATGTTGGTGAACGCACGTACCATGTGCGGCGCAAAATCGCCGTGACGACGAGTCAGGCGATAAAGTTGATCACAAGGCGCGATTGGCGACGAAGAACTGGCGTCAGAAATGTCATAAGAGACAATCAGATTTCTTAGCGCTTCACGGCGCAAACTGGTATGACGATTGGTCGGGCTTGTGTGGTCGATGAAGTCCGCAGGGCGAATCAACTGATAATCGTGCTGATGCGGCGCGGTTGACCACGTATTGGCTGCGATAAAATCAACATATTCAAAGGTGTTGGTTTTAAGGTCGTGTACCAGTTCGCGCATGATTAATTATCTCCCTCAGCCATGCGAATCAAACTAGCTTTGCTAGATGTGGCATTTTCAATTTCGAAGTATTCAGAGAGACTGATTTGACCATCAGAAAGAGCACTGGCAATAAGCGGACGAACATGCTCGTCAGAGTACCAACCATAGACACGGGAATATCTCACATCATCAATTTCGATGTAGTCCGGCACACGGCTAACAAGAACGGTGAAACCGTAGACGAGAAGTAACACAAACAGACAAGAAAAAAGAATAACAATCAAATCCCAGTTGCGCTGAACAAACTGACAAACTGCGCTTTCTTGAATGTGTTTACTTGAGAATGCCATGACCAACCACCTTGAACAGTTGAGAGAGCGACCACCAAGCGCGAGAGCTTCAAGGGCAAACGCCCAAGGTGGTCAAATCCTGATTTGTGTGGACTATAAGACACAGAAATCAGGACTGTAAAGACCGCATTTTGTGGACTGGCGGTATACAATAATCAGGACAGGAGGTGCAGCTATGTACACAAATGAGTTGTTAGATGCCTATAAAAAGGCAAAGAACTATGTTCAAGACAAGCAAATTGCACATGACTTAGGTTTAAGTAGGCAAAAGATTAGCGCTATTAGAAATGGAACACGCTATCTAACTGAAAATGAAGCGCTTTTCATTGCCGAAGAGATTGGCGCTGATGCAGAAACCGTGCTTGTGTATTTGGCTGCTGATAAAGCCAAAACATACGAAGCACAACAAGCTTGGCAGCGCATAGCAAAAAAGTATAACGGGCTAGGATTACAAGGATTATCAATGGCTTTAGGTGGAATAATGCTGGCTGCGTACACCTCTTTAGAGCAACTACTCAAGTACGCATTATGTACGTTATGTTAA